ATTGCGATACGATAGTGGTTTAGATAAATATTATGGATTACTAGACTTGGCAACAAAGTATGGTATCTTTAAACAAGTATCAACAAGAATAGAACTACCAGATGGTACAAAACAATATGCAAAATCTATTTACTCTGATCCTGAAAAATATTTTACAGACGATATACTAAAACAAATAGACGAAGCTGCAAAGAGAGAGTATAGTTATGGCAACACCGAAATATAGTTATCAAGAAAATCCATCAAGCGATTTGACAGGTTTTAAAATAGAAGAAGGTAAGTATAAAGACGTTATCTATACCTATGGTAAAGTTTCGCCCATTGAAGAAAGTGAAAAATTAAGACTTAAATTTGAATATAATGTGCATGAGAATCCAAATAGATGTAATACGGATTCTGGTGATTTTATAAATGTCATAGGTGATATATTAGCAATCGAAGTAGAAAAGGAGAATAATGCAGACAGCGGAAAAGATAGAGAGAACAGCCCTACGGAATCTAATACATAACGAAGATTATACAAGAAAGGTTTTACCTTTTCTTAAATCCGAGTATTTTCAAGATCGTAGTGAGCGTGTAGTATTTTCAGAAATACAAAAGTTTATTTCACAATATAATAAACGACCTACAAAAGAAACGCTTCAGATTGACTTAAATAAACGTAAAGACTTAAACGAAGACGAGTATAAGAAAATTGTTGAATTAATTTCTACACTAGATCCTCAAGATGTTGATTTAGATTGGTTAGTAAATACAACA